CCCCTCTCTGGCTTAGCCAGAATCCAGTCTAGGCGACTGGGTGCCAACCACGTTTCAGTGCAACGGCGTGGTGCCGTGCAGAACGCTCTAAGTGTAGAGCATCCCTAGAGACTAGACGGTTTTTCAAGTCGTCTAGCTTTAGGAAGCTTTTACTCAGGGCACCGTATCCTTCCAGCTCATCAGTACGATAAACTGGACTTGGAACCAACCCTTTTACTTCAAAGCGTTGGAGACTACGATTCCATCGATTGATGGTCTGGTAGCCCAAGTAAGAGAAACGGCCAAGCACGGGACTAGTCTCTGACACATAGGGCAAAGAATGGCCTAGTGTCCTCTCAACAAAATGAAAGATGAGAGAGGTTGTTCGCCAGTAACCTTTTCGATAGAAAAGATTACCGGTCTCAACCCATGAGACAAGCCTATCGGCTTGCTGTTTGTTCTCAGGACGTTCACGACGAATGTAAAGAGGTGTTACGTCTTTACCATCGTAAGCGTCAATCCCACATGACTCTCGGAAGCTTCCGCTCACGAAAGTCTTGTTTAGGTTTACTCTACAATTGTATTTATGTAGGTAATCGAGAACAATCACCGCATTTGCCGAGGGAACGACAATGTCGTCCCCATAGACATGGACATCACGAGAAACTTTAAAACAGTTTCCGTATGTCACAGGGAGGTTGTTAGCCTGCAATAAGGCAACTACACATATAGTGTAGAAATACATTGCCTCAACAGGAAAACAAAGAGCACTTCCCATAGAAGCGAACTTACGCAAAGGTGAGATAATCTCACCAGACGGAAGTATCGCACTAGTCGATCTACATGAATCGATCGCATCCCTTAAGTCGGGATTAGAGTCGAACATCCCCAATGCAAGATCCCGGGGAACCCGGTCGCTAGCATCAGAGAGATCTATCGTTGCTAATAGACCCGTAGACGACGCAGTCATTGCGAGCTTCTGATTGATAGACTGATCACGAAAATTTACATGACCAGCTGTCGTCGGATACGATTCAATAGCGTCATATAAGACGTTACGAATCCCTTGCTGCACAAATTGCATGCAGACAGGCTCTACTGCAATGACCCGGGGAGATTTGAGCGTTTTTGGAACAAGAACAACCTTTACTGGATGTTCTTGATCCACAGGAAGAACCGTTAACTTCTTGAGCTCCTCAGAATCAGGTGGTAATCCCAAAGGATAACCATTTCCGATTATGGGGAAGTAAGGCTCAAGGCGGTCATTCCAAAACTGCCAAGTGTATTTCTGATTTCCAGAAATACCTTCAGCAGTAGCACCAGGACCGTGTCGAGGGGCGCACTGCTCGAGTTTAATACCGAGTAACATGCGACTCCACAATACAAAAGCCACACGATTGAAATCATCGCGGGCCTCTCTTGGTACCGAAAACGTCTCAAAACTTTGCTCCGTTTCTTTGAACGACGCGAGGGTAGCGTACTCCCTTTCGGGGGTGCACGCAACCTCAATCTTCTTGAAAAGTAGGCAAATCTGCCTAACTCCTTCAATGATGGTTGGGGTATCTTCGTGTAATTCATCGTAAATCCTCCCTGTCTCTTGGTTGAAAATAAGACTGATCATACCTCGCAAAAATGCGGGGATTGATCCAAGCTTCCGGAAACCCTGGAAACTTGTGGAGTCTATTCTCCGATTCTCGAGACTTCTTTCGAAGTCACGACAGAATTGGGGAAGGGTTATCGTTAGAAACGAAAAACCTTCCTTTTCAACCCGTGATCTTAAAGTTCCAAGGTCACGTAAATCAGAGACATCAGCGATGCACTTGGTGCAAGCGTCTATATAGACAGCTTCCACCAACTTCAGATAGTCACTTACGTTGCTTTTCAAGCTGCCTCCATATCTGGGGGTCGGCTTCAAGCCACGTTAGTTCTCACCGCCACTGCCTCTAATAGGCAATGGCTACTTTCCATCACCTACCGAAACTAGACGTATCGGTATACGCTTTGATTCGAAGAACCCGTTCACTACTGCAAGCAGTAGGGTAAGGGGTATCGATCCCAAAACGGAGGCCTTTGTAAAAGCTTCCCTCAAGGGAGTAGTCAAGGATGGGGACCTATAAATTCTTAGATCACCACCTTTTTCATCGTCTACTAAATAGACCATGTTCAGACTCCTTTCAAAGTGTAAACAGGCTCAGACCACGAGTCAATTACGATTCGCGGCCAAAGAGCTTTCCAACGTTGGTAGAGTCAAGCCACGTTTTAACGGCGGCTACTAGGTCGTTCACTTGGGTCGAAGAGAACCCATATTGGGGTCTATCGATAACCAGGTAAAACGATAGTGTCTGAAAATCATTGACAGCAGTCAACGGATCAGCCACTACAGCTTTGTTGTCTACACGAGCCATTGATCGAACTCGATCTCCGGACTCTTGATGCGATATCGTAAAACGATACGTGTCATCGGAATTAGCATAAATGGATTTCTTACCATTTGTGTCTACCCGAGGCATAGACTTCGCGCTACCTGCGACTGTGATGGATTGTGGATCAGAGAACATAAGTGGTTGACCTCCAAAGTTAAATGGAAATTTTACCTATCCTAGTAACCTACTTTTCCAAGGTAGGTACTATAATAAAAGGATAAGTGGATACATCCTCTGGAGATATTATCTCCGCGTCAGCCCAAGGGCTGCAAGGATGGATAACTTCCGCAGGCTTAAATTTTCCCACGGGAGGTCAAAACCATATGGACTACCTGCAGGCTGTCGCTGCTTGACGTCGACAAGTCGATACCAAGTAGCGAATACGTCACCAGTTTTCCACGGAATTCTCACACGAAATGAGAGCCGCTTAACTTCGTGACAGCACATGTATAGGTAGCTTGACACGACTCCATCGATTAGGTATTCTTGAAGACGGTCTATATTTCGACCGACTCCAAAACCCCAATCGATAAGCCATGTCCAAGGTGTAGCACGCCAGATGTTTGATGGTGTCACCCGGAGACCATACAGATCCATTTGTCTTTGGATCTGGTTCAAAGTAGACATATATTCGTCTGCTTTTCCCATGCCTCCAGATGCATCAAATTCAGGACGATACCACTTGAAGCGACCTGACGTGGTAATATGGGTTGATTTCTCTTCCCAAATTTCCCATGTCATTTTTCTTCCAGGGGCCAACAAACCATCAAAGAATGTACCGAATGGATTCAAGATCCACCCCTCATTCTCCATGATTTTTGTTTCCTGATAATCATCTAGCAGGGTCCTCCTATATACTTTCCACTGATCGTTACCTTGAGTCATACGACTCATGTAAAGATGGTGTTCGTTATACGCACGTAAAAATTTGCGCATATCTGAAAGAAAAGGAGACCAACCAAATTGTTGGTTGAGAAATGATTCAGACGCCTCTTTTGGCGCCTGCTTCCAAGCTCGCTTCAAGCGTGCATTTCTGTACGCCCGCGAAGTAATGGAAGTGCCTCCGGAGGCCAGGATTGCGTCCCATGCTAAATGGAACTCTTTCGCTGACCGCTTAAGCATATGTGGTATATCTCGCGATTCCGCGAGGGCCACAAATCCGGATGCCATTTCAATCTTAGGCGCGGTACGAGCCCACGCCTCAGGACCCCATGACGTAAGGTCTTTTACCACGGCGGGATTGGTGAATCGCATGCTGTTACTAAAATCTCCAAGGTTTCGAAAACCTAAAGGGAGAAAAGCATCAGCAGGCCACGCTGGGAGAAAACCCCCAGTGTATCTGGCAGGCAGCAAGTGGCCTCCCCAGCTCGTAAAGAGCTGGAGACGACTCTTGTCTGCACCAAAGACACCCCCTGCAAGAGGTAAAGCTTGACCAGTAGAGAGTAGTATTTTCATAAACGGCCCGCCGGAGCGCCAAGGAGGACCAGGGTGGAGTTCATCCGCCGTGGTTTCTGCCTTGACCCAACCTTCGGGCATGTCCATAAACCGCAGGGCTTCGCTTTGTAAAGGCGGAGCAATCCAACGATTTTGGTCAGCCCAGAACGCATCAAAGCGTCCTAGGAACACTTTCTGAGTAAAATCAGTCGGTGTAATTCGTTTACGAACTCTTGTCTGGTTATACGTCACAAAACTACCTCCATATGAAGATTCAGGATAGTCAAAAAGACTATTATGCATCTGCACCTGAAATCTTGTAATTTGAAGATACGCATCGCTGCATATCTAGGTGGCC